TCATGCCGAAATAGAACCCCAGCGTCTGCTTCATTTCGTTGAACCAGTAGCCGACGATGATACCCACCATCATGTTTGAGTTGTTGTCCCTCAGCGTCTCGGACGCCCATCCGCCTAGCACGAAGACCATCATGCCGAGAGATCCAAGCACCAGAAGGAGTGTAATGGCCGGCCTGATGAGGTCTTTTGGTTGTTGGGCTGCCAGCTTGCGAGCGCTGTCGCGGTCGCCGGCTTCGGCGGCGTATTGAGCGCCCTCAGCCTGGAGTCGATTCAGTTCAGCGGCGACTGTAAGCTTTTGCAATTCAACCTTGGCGTTTACCTGGAGCTCAGCAATGCGCGCATATGCCTCAGGATTGCCAATGAGTGCATTGTTAACGGACTCAGGATTGCTCGGCACGCCAAGTACATCCGCAACCATGGCCCCTACGGCAGCCCCAGCAGGGCCGCCTAGAAGGGTGCCAACAATTGGCGCAGCTTTTCCTACGACGCTGCCAATATCGGACCAGTTCACGCTGATACGCTCCCGCCGAACTTCACGTACTGCTCGACCAAGTCCTCAATAGGATGCTGGCGCTGATTGTAAGTGTTGCCTGGCAGTGACGCCCAGATGTTGTTGCACTTCTTGATGGCTTGCTCAATCTGCCCCTTGAGCACGAAGGGGAGGGCGCCTTCCTCGCGGATCTGCTGAAGCGCGATTGCGTCTTGGCTGGCCGGAGAGAAGTCAGGCAGTTTGAGGGATTTGGTGTATGCATCTGCGTAACGCTTCAGTAACTGATAGCGACCCGCCGCCGTGGACTTCAGTCCATTCTTGTTCACGGTCACCAGAATATTGGGATGCTTGCTGTAGTCGGTGAATACGTTAGGGCTGTCGATGCCGCCCACCACTACGTCATAACCATTATTCTTGGTGTACTTGCTGTTTGACGTACCTTCAGACCATGCGAGCATGTCGAGGAATGCCTTGGTGTTTAGGTTTGGGTTCATGACTGCGGCGCCTTATGTGAGGGGATGTCGAACATCCGAGAGACGTTGCCCTTGGCTCGGCGCAACAGGATAAAGATCATCGCGAAAAACAGGGTGTTGTAGATGGAGACTTCGGGCCATTCGCCGTACATAAGAATCCTGCCGACCAATGACAGCCATTGCTGAGCCATCAATGAGGCGATGCCGAACGCGCACAGGCTGGGGATCAGGTAGTAGCTAGATCCGTTACGCTGATACTTGAACGCGATCAGGAATGCTATACCACCGCAGAAGAAGGCCTGCAGCAGCGCCTTGATCTGCACCCAGTGCTCAGCAAGCCAGATGCCCATGAATCCTGTGAAATCAATCATTCCGTCTCCTTCTTGCCGAAAATTCGGCCGAACAGAGCTTGCGCCCACCATGGGAGCTGCCTCGTCGTATATGACTCGATCACGCTTATACACGTGACCACGCACACTAGACCGGCGATAAACGATGAAAATCCCGAGGTCTTAGTCCAAGCCAAGGATAACAGCTCGGCAGCCCCGAAATAGCCGCCAATCCAGCCAACTATCAGATAGCCGGCGCGCTGCCATGCCGCAATATCTTTAGCGAAGAGGATGAAAAAGAAGGCTCCACCGAAGGAGCCGATCACCGCCTGCAAATCCAAGCCAGGGAAAAAACTGGCTATCGTTATTCCTGTCCCGCCGACGACCAGCGACGCGCCCGCCGTAGTAAGTCCGTCTGCCATGCTATCTCCTACCATGATTTTGGATGATTCCATTGCAAATCACTGAAGTATCCGTGAACGGAGAACAGGAATATTGCCGCTGAGAGGATTATACATAGCAACTTGACATGGCCCCATGCTCGCGCATCGGATTCTTCTACGCAGGGCTTGCAGCCCTGGATGATGAATAGGGCTGCTACGAACATATTGGCGCTGATGTCGCGGTGCTGGGAAAAGTTCCAGACCGCGACAGACAGGCAGAGGAGGCTGATACAGGTTGAGCGCGTCACGCGACAGGCGATCCGGAAGACATTGAGCTAGGTGATGTGCTCAAGTCCATTCCGTCCTTTGGCTGAGCGGGCCAGGTCACCTTTAGCGCCCAGCCAGACTGCGCAGTGACGCGACCCAAGGCGATGGCGTAGTTCTTCCACTGGGTGAGCTGCGTCTTACGCTTGGCGAACTCTGCTTCCTCTTCCGGGGTTGCTGCAAAATCTTCCATGCCCTCAACGCCGATGTTGTCGATGGCGTCCTGGAGGGTGCTGATGCGGTTTGTCAGGGCTGATTTCTGCTGTGATGCCAGCTGATTATTCTGTTGAAGAACAGACGTGTTAGTGGCGCGTATTTCCGAGTCGGTTGGCGGAATAGGCGCAGGCTCGTGAAATGCGCCATCTTTGTAGGACCATCCTATCTGCGCAACGGCGCTTTCAATAGCAATGAACCCCTCATCGGGAGACCAGTCCTGAACCCCGTCCCATCTTATAACTCCGACAACTACCCCTGTAGCCACTTCGATTAATGCGTAATTCGCCACTTCACCCATCATGCGTACTCCCAAATGATACAAACGCCGTTACCGCCGCCGCCTCCGGTTGCTCCTGAGCCGGGGTTACTTTGAGAGATGCCGCCACCGCCACCGGCACCTAATGCGGCGCCACCGCCGTTGCCGACGTTGCCAATTGCACGCGACCCGCCAGCTGATAGCTGGCTCGCCCCACCGAACCCAGAAACGCCGTTGCCTGGAACAAGAATAACGCCAGGGCCTCCGGCGTTGCCGGGGGCATTCTGAATATTTCCCGTTCCCGTCGCTCCGCCTAAACCTCCGGTGGATTGGATTGGTGAAGTGGTTGTGGCAGTCATGTTGCTACCTCCCAGCCCTCCTCCGGCAGTGATCGTCCCTCCGAAGCTCGATATGGTACCGTTAGCACCTGCCGCCCCTACAGCATTGCCGCCAGCACCTCCAGCACCGACCACAACAGCAGCACCGTTAAATCCAGAAATCAATCGCGATTTTGAATAGCCGCCGCCGCCACCGCCGCCGCCAATCGACCACTGGCCGGAAGCGGTAGCAGGGCAGCCTGCACCGCCACCGCCGCCGCCCACCAGCTCAATAACTACCGATTTAGTTCCCGCGGTTGCTGTGTAGGTTGCACTAGCTCCGATTACTTGAACTCCTATGAAGCGACCTGTAATAGGATTTACCCACCCGGCACCGCCAGCATCTGGATCGGTCGTATTGTTGGCTACCTGGTTTTGCCACAGTCCGGTTTTTGCCGAATTAAGAACCAGCGCGCCTATCGGGTAACCACCAACAGCGGTGGCAAAAGATGCGCTGTACGAAAACAGGCCTCCAGCCTGCTGATATTGCAGAGCTGTGGTGATGTCAAAAAGGATACCGTTAACGTCCTGCCCGAATGGCGGGATCCCTCCAGCCGTTCTCGGGGTCATGTTAGACGCAGGGAATCCCTGGTTGTAACCCGCATTACCCGTGGTGTTATTTGATGCGGCGGGAATTGCGTTCTTCAGGCCTGAAGTAGCAAAGGGCACTACGATCTGCGGGGGTGTATTAATTGGCATTTGCTACAGCTCCATTGCCGAGGAACGGCGCTTGATTGAATGGCTGGGAGTCGTCACCAGCCTCGGCGAAACCAAAGGTCTGAACGGGAATTTGGGCTATTGTAGCACCAACTCCGGCAGGCCGAGGTAGTACGCCACCATTGGTTAGAACGGCCATCTCCCACGGCTGAAGGTCGAACTCGAACACGTAACGCATCGACATGCTGCCTAAGTCATTAACCCAGGCGCGCCCCCTTCCAGGGAAAAGCTGCTGAAGAATTTTGTTCATAGCCCTGGCATTCGTGTTCGCGATATTAGCGAGCGCCTTTGCCAGGATCAGAACCCTGTAGGCGGCGTCCTCTAGCCGGTAGGTATTTGTCGCAGCGGGACCGCTGTAAAAGCTATCCTCGCCGAACGAACTCCACGACTGATCCGGAACCGTAGTGAAGCCGAAATAATCGGTCACCGGCACCTGAATATTGCGGCCGATAACAACTATCCGCCCCCATATGTCGAGGCCGAAATTCTGTGCGGTGTCCACATTCCAGACGACGTCGTAAAAGTCCTGCTGCCAGGAATTAGGGAAGTAGCTGCGCCGATCCTCGATCAGTTGCTGGATAATTGGGGAGGCTGCGTATTG